GACGCAGTAATAACTTCTACTGCTGATGCCATGAGGTTTTTAGTTAGTAACTTTCCAAAATTAGAAGCACACATGGCAGATCGGTATTATCAGGTATTGGTTGATGATTACGAAATAGGAGAAGAAGATATTCATAATCCCATAGGACAATCTGATATTAGTATTGTTCCTGTTATTACTGGTGCTGGAGGTAATCCAGGTAGATTTTTATTAGGAGCAGTGTTAATAGGAGTTGGAGTATTTTCGGGAGGCACAGGTTTTGCATTAAACGCTACACAGGGATTTGGATTTTTTGGCAGTGGATTAGCTGCTCAAGTAGCAAATTTAGGAGTTGGTCTTGTCTTATTGGGTGTAAGTGATTTGTTGTACCAAAAGCCTAAAGATGTTGTTAATGAACAAGATCCTAGAATATCATTCAGTTTTTCTGGAGTGCAAAATACTAACCGTGCAGGCACTAGCCATCCAATTGTGTACGGAGAAATAGTCACTGGATCGGTTGTAATCTCAGCAGGAATTGACACTAATCAGGTATCAGCATGACGGATAAAATTATTAGAGGAGCAGGTGGTCCTCCCCCAACTCCACCTTCTCCTACCAGAGCACCAGATACATTAAACAGCAGACAATTTGCATCAATACAGGATTTATTGTCTGAAGGAGAGATAGAGGGTTTTGCTACTCCATCAAAAGCAGGATTAACGAAAGGAACTACAGCTTATAACAACGCAGCATTGAAAGATATATTTTTAAATAACACCCCTGTTTTAAATGCCAATGCTAATAACGCAAGCCCACAGACAGCAGATTTTAATTTTCAAAATGTAGAGTTCACACCTCGTTTTGGAACGTCAAACCAAGAACATATTCCTGGCATTGAAAACGCTCCATCATCATCAACAACTGCTGTTGGAGTTACAGTTACAAATTCTTCTCCTGTCACTCGTCAGATAACAAATACTGCTGTTGATGCTGCAAAAGTTACGATTACATTTCCGCAGTTACAGAAAGCTACAGATGAAGGTGATTTATTAGGTTCTTCTGTCAACCTAAAGATACAAGTTCAATACAATGGTGGTGGTTTTACAGACGTAATCAATGACACGATTACAGGTAGAACTGCTGATGCGTACCAAAAGGAATATCGTGTTTCCTTTACAGGTTCTTTTCCTGTTGATATCAGAGTTGTAAGAGTTACAGCAGATAGTACATCATCAAATCTTGTTGATGCTTTTACTTGGACTAGTCTTGGTGAAATTGTTGACGATAAACAAAGATATTTGAATAGTGCATATACAAATTTAAGAATAGATTCTGAACAATTTAGTTCTATACCTAAAAGAGCTTTTCGTATTCGTGGAGTAAAAGTAAGAATCCCAGGTGCAGGAGCATCAAATTCTGGTACACCTACTGTTGATTTACAGACAGGCAGAATAGTTTACCCAAGCGGATATATTTTTAATGGAACGATGGGTGCTGCTCAATGGTGCTCTTGTCCTGCCCTAATATTGCTTGATCTTCTTACTACTGAAAGATATGGATTTGGAACGCATATCACAGACAGCAATTTAGATTTATTTAGTTTTATTTCTGCCAGTAAATATGCTAATGAGTTAGTAGATGATGGCTTTGGAGGGCAAGAAGCTAGATTCAGTTGCAATGTAAATATACAGGGATCAACAGAAGCATTTACCTTGATAAATGAATTAGCAGGAGTGATGAGATGTTTTCCTATTTGGTCTGAAGGTTCTGTTACTATCTCGCAGGATAGACCTACTGACCCAAGTTATCTGTTCAGCTTGGCAAATGTAGGTGAAGGTGGGTTCAGTTACTCAGGCAGCAGCTTGAAACAAAGACATACAGTAATAAATGTCAGTTATTTTAATATGGATAGCAGAGAAATAGATTATGAGGTTGTAGAAGATACTACTGCTCAAAATAAGTTAGGGATAATTAAAAAAGATGTAAAAGCATTTGCCTGTACTTCCCGTGGTCAAGCTCAAAGGTTAGGCAAAGCAATACTATTTAGTGAACAGCAGGAGACTGAGGTGGTAAGTTTTACTACATCAATAGATGCTGGAGCAATTGTTAGACCTGGATCTGTTATCTCTATTAACGATCCAGTGAGAGGTGGAGAGCGTAGAAGTGGTCGTATAAAATCTGCCACAACCACTGCCATAACAGTAGATAATGTAAAGGATCTTGATACTTTTACTGGTACAAATAAAAAGTGCAGTGTGATATTACCTGATGGATCAGTTGAGACAAAGAATGTAATAAGTTTACTTAGTGGTGTTATATCTTTAGATTCTGCTTTATCTACAACACCAAACGTAAATAGCATTTGGCTTATTCAAAGTTCAACTTTAGAAGCTCAAACTTTTAGAGTCATAACTGTAGAAGAACAAGATGGTATTAACTTTGCAATAACAGCACTTACTTATATTGACGGTAAATATAACAATATTGAACAAGGTATAAGTTTACCTGCAAGAAGCGTTTCCTTACTTAATGAACCAAAAGATCCTCCTGGAAACTTAAAAATATCAGATCAAAATGGCGAACCAAAAGAAATGATAGTAACTATAAATGGTTTAGCCGTTTCAAAATTGTTATTAACTTGGGTTCCAGTTACAGGTGTAAGTCAATATCTTGTTCAATTTAGATTTAATAATTCAAACTGGACAAGTGAAATTGTTTTTAGACCTGATTTTGAAATAATAAATACTGAAGCAGGAACTTATGAATTTAAAGTATTTTCATTTAATGCAGCTTTAAAATTATCTACAACATCTTCTGACTTAACATTTAATGCTGTGGGTAAAACTGAACCTCCTGCAAATGTACAAAATTTAACGATGGAGCCAATTACTAATAAACTGGTAAGACTTAGATGGACGAAAGCTGTAGATCCTGATGTTTTACATGGAGGAAGAGTATATGTCAGACATAGTAATCTTACTGATGGTAGTGGTACGTTCCAGAACTCAGTTGATCTTGTCACTGCGTTAGCTGGAAATACTACAGATGTTGTTGTTCCTTCTTTAGATGGTGAATATATTCTTAAGTTTCAAGATGACCAGGGAAACTTTAGCACTGGAGAAGCCAGTGTAATACAGGATTTACCAGATCTTATTGATACTCAAGTTATATTGCAAGACAGAGAAGATTTAGATAGTCCTGCATTTCAAGGAGTAGATACTAATACAACATTTAATAACACAACTAGTGCTTTACAACTTACTAATCCCGCTACAAATGCAACAGGAGAGTACGCTTTCAAAGACATTTTAGATTTAGGTGCTGTATTTTCTCTTGATTTAAAAAGAGTAATACGTTCTGTTGGCTTTAATATAGGAACAGATATTGAGACAATTATTCCTAGTGGTTCTTTATGGGATAATTATGCAACTGATGGTAATTTTGACGGTCCAGCAGCAGATGAAGCAAACTGTCAGATACAAGTAGCAACATCACAAACAGCATCAGGAAGTTTTGGATCGTTTAATAACTTTGCCAATGGAACATTTAAAGGCCGTAGATTTAAATTTAAACTTGTTTTGGAAACTACAAATACTGCACAAAATATGAACGTGCAACAGGCAGGATATACAGCAGAGTTTCAATCAAGAACAGAACAAAATTATCAGACAGGAGGTAGTACTTCTACCGCACCACAATCTTCTGGCACTTCAGCAAAGGCAGTTACTTTTGGTTCACCATTTTTTACAGGAGCTAGTGGTTTAGGTGGAGCAAATGCGTTTTTACCTACTGTTGGAATAACCATACAAAATGCTCAATCGGGTGACTTCTTTACCGTAACAAATGTTTCTGGTACAGGATTTACTGTTAATATTAAAAATGGTTCTAGTTTTGTTGATAGGTCTTTTACTTTTTCTGCTGTAGGATATGGTAAAGGGGTGTAATATAAAGAAAAGTATTCTGTAAATGAGTCAGGTATCAGACTATAACATAGCCAATGCGTCAGGTGCTTCTGTTCGTAGTGATATGAACGCAGTATTCGATGCGATAAAAACTCTTAATAGTGGTGGTTCTGATCCTAGTAATACAGCAGCTTTTATGCCTTATGTTGATACGGCAGACAGTAATAATTTAAAAATAAGAAATTCATCTAATAATGGTTTTACTACAATTGGTCCTGTTGATACCGCAAATTTAGGTTTACTGCCAAGAGCAGGTGGCACAATGACAGGCCAGCTTTTAGGTGATGATGGATCAGGAGCAAGTAGTCCAGCTTATTCGTTCGATAATAATGCAGACACAGGAATGTTCAGGTCTGGTTCTAACACCATAGGATTTTCTACTGCTGGCACAACAAGAGTATCTATAAGTAACGCTGGTCTTGATATGACCAATGCTTTACCTATTAGATTTCAAGATTCGAGTGGTGCTCCTTTTGTTGGACTAAAAGCACCTAGCAGTGTAAGTAACAATGTAACTTTTACACTACCTGCTGCTGATGGAAACTCAGGAGAATTTTTAAAAACAGATGGATCTGGAGCGTTATCATTCGGGGCTGTTACAGGTGTTCCTAGAGGTTCTGTTTTTTGCATAGCTCATACATCTATTCCTTCGGGTTATTTAGAGTGCAATGGTGATGCTTTACCTGACGGAACAGGCACAGTGCAAGGTATAACGGCAGATTTTGCTCCTTTAAGAGCATTGATTGGTGCAAACTTACCTGATTTAAGAGGTGAATTTATAAGAGGTTTTGATAATGGTAAGGGAACTGATAGTGGACGAAGCATGTTAAGTTCACAATCAGATCAGAACAAACAGCATAATCACACAGCAACTTCAAGTGTTACTGATTCAGGTCATAGACACTTACCGCAATCGCAAAGTGCAAACAGTCAACAATCTAATGGTCATGGTGTTGCTATAAATGACAATGTTGTTGGAAATTATGGAGGTGGAAGTGGTACAGGTTTAGGACCACTTGGTAATAGACATTTCCTGCAAAACACAACAACAGGTATAACAGTTGCTACTACAACAGCAAACGATGGAGGAGGGGAAACAAGACCACGCAACATAGCTATGATGTACATTATTAAATTCTAATTATGGCGATTCAACCTGGTATATATAACTTTACGTTACAACGTAGGTCAGATCATAGTATTCCCCTGTTGTTTAAAGATGGAAATGATGCAGCAATAAATTTAACTGGTTATACAGTAGAAGCACAGGTATGGGAAGAAACACGCACCACAAAATTTGCAGATTTCACAACTACTTATACTGATCGTTCTGCTGGTTCTGTTTCTATAGCATTAACAGATACACAAACAGCAACATTTAGTCCTGATATTTTAAAATACGATGTTTTACTAATTGATCCTTCAGGGCTAAAAGAATATTATTTAGAGGGTACTATATTTGTAAGCGAAGGATACACATCATGACTTCAGTTAATGTTACAACAACAAAAAATACAGTCACTGTAAATGGTGAAACTCGTGTTGTTACTGTAAAAACTCAAGGTCCACAAGGTCCAGGATTTTCTGATGGTGATAAGGGTGATGTAACAGTATCAAGTAATGGAGCAAATATTGTTGTTAATTCTGGAGCTATAAATAATGCAAAGATAGCTAGTAATGCTGCAATTGGCTTGTCAAAACTTGCCACTGGAGCGTTACCTACAGGTATCACAATTAGTAGTGCTAATATTCCTGATCTTACTATTGTCAACTCTGATGTTAGTGCCAGTGCTGCTATAGAGGGATCAAAATTACAGGCTTCATCTGGATCAAATTCTGGAACGATGTCTGCTGCTGATTTCACAAAATTAGCTGGTATTGAGACAGGTGCGACAGCAGATCAAACTGCAAGTGAAATAGTTGCACTTATAGCAGACCAAACTATTGCTCCTTTCACTATTGACATGGAAGATAATGAAAAAATAAAACTCGGAAATAGTGATGATTTAGAAATTTATCACGATGGTAGTCATAGTTATGTACAAGATAAAGGTACTGGTAATTTAGTTTTAAAAGGGAGAGAAGTAGTTATACAATCTAGTGGTAGTAACAAGTCAAAAGCAATATTTAGGGATAATGGATCTTCAGAGTTATATCATGGAATAAGCAGTTCAGAAAGTGCTGCTCAGTTAAAATTAGCAACAACTACAACTGGAGTTTCAGTAACAGGCAATATCACAGTTACAGGTACAGTTGATGGAGTTGACATTGGGGCGAGAAATACTTTATTTGGTGGCTTGACCTCCAGTTCTGGTGTCTTAACTGATGGAGTGACAGCAACGACCCAATCAGCAAGTGATAACTCTACAAAAGTTGCAACAACAGCTTATACAGATACAGCAATATCTAACTTAGTTAATTCAGCACCTAGCACTTTAGATACATTAAAAGAACTATCTGATGCATTAGGATCAGACCCGAATTTTGCAACAACTGTCACTAACTCAATAGCGACCAAACTACCTCTTGCTGGTGGGCAGATGACGGGTAATATTACCTTTTCTGGTACTCAGACAGTAGATGGAAGAGACTTATCTGCTGATGGTACAAAATTAGATGGAATTGAAACCAATGCCATCAATGCTTCTAATACTGCGATAACAAATAAACTTCCACTTGCTGGTGGTACGTTAACTGGGAATCTTAGATTTTCTAATAATGTTGGAACACTTTTTGGAGCGTCAGATCAATTACAGATATTTCATAATAATGGAACAAGTTTTATTGGCCATAATGGTTCTGGTCAGCTTCAACTTAGAGCAAAGACTGGTGAACACGCTATAAAAATAATTCCTGACGGAGCAGTAGAGCTATACCATGACAACAGTAAGAAGCTAGAGACAACTTCAGATGGATTAGAAATAAGTTCAAGTTCTCCAATATTAAATTTAAAAAGCACTACTAATGGAAATTCTGCTCTTATTAAAATGTCTTCTGCCCCAGATAGAAATCAAGAAGGCACTATAGCATATAGTCATCTTAATGGCAGTGTAGTAAGTGGTTATTTAGAAGGTTTTGCAATTAGTGGAACAGAAAGTAGTTTAGCTTTTAAAGTAAATGGTTGTATTGCAATTCCTGATTCTGGAACTAAAAATGCAAAGTTGTTAATTGGTTCTGGTCAAGATTTAGAAATTTAT